GTTGTTGATCTAATTGGTTTTTAACGATTGTGTATGGTGCGAATTCTAGCTTAGAAAACTCCTGTTCCTTACTTAGGAATTGCAGATATTTCAGTAGTTTCTCTTTGTCCCAGTCAGTATAGATACGCTTACATAAAGAATGCAAGAAGTTTATTTGCTTTTCTGTAGCAACTCTATAAGACCCAAAATAGCCCATTTCTAAACCTTGTCCTTGTCCTGATATAGGCGCAGGGGTTTCGGGGCTAATTTTGCCCTTATTTTGGCTTAAATCGGTATCTGGTGGGGTCTGCCAAGGGTCATTTTCTGGGTTCACGTTACGTTGTACTTCCTCTCTTGAAGCAATACCTTTTGTAACAGCAATTCCAAGAGCTGCAATAGCACGACCCCAAGCTGAGGTTTCTAAGGTCATCATTTCAGCACCTTTTGCAAAGCCTCTAGCAGGTACACGTTCCCAAGCCCAGCCACTTGCATAAGCCATTTTGTCGCGTTCAGGATAAGCAAAGGCTTCACCATAAATAAAAGTTTCGCCGTTAAATTCCAGTACACCTTTGTATTGAAAATGCAAAGTGCCCTCTGGGAATTTGTCGTAAAACATTTGTATACGATCTTTGACTTCTATGTAATTCTTTAGATAATCCATTTAATTAACTCCTATAAATAATCCGTAAAATTCCTGTAATTGTTGTAACTTGTTTTCACAATCGCACGGCTCAAATATGCACCTAGTTTTGTGGTAATAGTCCATAGTGTGATATGCGTGAGCTAAGAGATGAGAAATTGGATACCATTGTTTATCCACCTTGCCCCTTTCGTTAAAAAAAGGTTAAGGCTTACCTGTGTCAAAACACGGCATTGAATTATAACAATTTGATAACGGTTTTAGCGCCAAAGTTCGCCCTCGGCTATAAATGAACCGTCTTTATTAAAAGGCACTAATTCAGGTTTAACTATGCCGTCTTGCTCGTAAAGTATGCCAAAACCTGCCTGCCAGTTAGCGTGACCCTCTTTCATATAACGCATACCAGAAGAATTAAGGTCGCATAAATGCCCCACTTCCATACCCCAAAGTGTTGAAAGATTGCCAGCGAATCCGTGACTTGCAGAACTTATGCCCTGTCTATGTGTGTGACCACAAACAACATTTTTACCTGTTCTTGTAGCTAGTCCTAATGCTGTTTGTCCTGCGTGATTGTAAAGTCTGCCCTCGTCTCCGTGTCCCATAATTACGCCTTTGGCAACTTCGGTTAATGATCTATTATATGTAACTTTTATATCTTTATCGTTGTATCCTAGTAAGTTTTCAATTTTAATTGCGTCAATAACACTAAACGCTGGTGCGTGACGACTTATGTATTTTTCAATTCGTATTGTGTGATTGCTTCGTTGTATTTGGAAAGGCTTACTGCGTCCAATAGCACTACGGAATTCTTTGAGTAAGCCTTTAAGTCCTATTATATTCTTTTGTAACGAACCCTCAAACTCTAGGGCTGTTCCACGTGCATAAGTTGATATTGTTTGACAATCAAGTTCATCACCAACACAAAGTAATTTATCTGGTTTAACGTAGGCTATGTAATCTAAAAGGCTTTCAACGTACTGTTTCTTAATAAAAGGATATTGCAAATCTGAAATAATTACGTAACGCTTAATACGTTACCTCTTTCGTTTAGGTTTACCTAACTCTGTACTAATACTATCTATAGTACTACGAATTTTGACAACATCTAACTGTAGGCGTGTCACTTTATCTGCTAAAGAACTTCCACCATTTGGAAACAATTGTGATTTCATTTTAGTAATTTCTGCTGTCGCTTTAATGGTTAAAACAAGAATGGTGACAAGTAAACCAATAATGCCAATTAGTTCGTTTATCATTGTCCGTCAAACCAATTTGGATCATAGAAATCATCATCTTCATCTTCATCAGGTGCAAGAGTAAACTGGTACTTTTCAGCTGCATAGTTGATAATGCCAAATACTGAGTGTTGTGGCATATCTGCGTTAGCTGCAATTTTGATTGTTTTCTTTTTGCCGTCAAACATTTCTAAGCAACAAACGAAGCCTGTGATTAGTTTGCCGTCTTCGTGAGCTGTGTTTATGATTCGTACAAGTTCTGACGCCATTACGTCAGGTAATTCAATTACTGTTTTTTTTGCTTTAGGTTTGCTCATATTCCAAATACCTTTCCGTTAAGGTCGCCTGATTTAGTAAAGGATATATGAATGTGTGATACGTGAGGGTTAGAGCCTTTGTAGACACGCCAAGCCCAGTTTTTAAGTGGTGAGGCTATTCGGTGTTGATGGATTACGTAACTAATCCTTTTGTCGCCTTTAAGTGCAATTGTCTTAATCTGTTCGGCTAACAACCAAGATTCTTTTGATGAGCCTTTAACAAGGTCTGAGTCAACATCTATAGCACGCACCCAACCATTCTTATCTGGGTTATGGTCTGACTTACGTGCGTTGTGTGCTGTGTCGCCTATCCAGCCGTCACTACGTTTATCGCGATTAGGATACTTAGTATTTATTTCCGAGCGTAATTGCTCAGCTGCGTTACTTAGTTTTGGTTTTGGCATTAGGGTTCATAGCTCCCATTGAAGCAGCTACGACAGCACCTAATACAGCACGATAGTCAAGGGCGAAGTCTGTTGCTTGCCAAGCTGCTAAGAAAGCAATTGCAGCTAGTGATAATTGTTTATAGTTAAAGGATTGCATTAAGTTCATCTTTTGTTAGTCCTGCTATTTCTGCTAACTTTTTGATAGCACTTTCACGTGAGTTTTGTTTGGCTTTATACTCGGCTTCAAGTAGTACATATTCTTGTCTGGCGCTTTCAACATTAACTAAAAAGGCTTCTTTATCAGAACCTTTTAACTCTGTTGTTTCTTCGTCTATTTTGATTAAAACTTTATTTATTGAAGCCATACACGCTCACAGTTCCTGTCATTGTTGTTGTCACAAAAAATGTAAATCCTGTATATTGAGTGGTTGTATTTAATCCACCCAATCTATATAGTTGAACAGAATTTGTGCCTTCTTGTCTTAAATTAAAACTTTGAAACATAGTTGGTCTAGCCAAATTAGGTGCAAATAATTCAATGTTAGAAGTTGCATAATTTCCAGCAGTTGTTGTTACATAAGTTGTTGCAAAAGATGTTTGACCTGTATTTGCTTCACCAACAAAACTAGAACTTGATGAACTATTAAAAAATCCTGATTGGTAATAATTTGCACCACTATCGTCTGATGCTGTTCGTAATCTTAAAAGAACATTTTGAGCAGTTGTGGTAAGAGGGTCAAAATTTAATTTGATGGCGTAATTATCATAAGTTGATGAAAATACAGAAGTGATTGACTGACTGGCTACTGCACTAAAACTAGTTGTATTCAGTAAAACCATTCCAGCCTTTTTAGTACCAAGAGCTGTAAACATAGAAGCGTCTATTGAGTCGCCTAAGGTTTCTATAGCTGTAGCGCCGTCTTTTACAAGATCAGTTGAAGTTGGTACAGCCCAACCATAATTAGGGGTAGTAGTTGCCATTGTTCTAGTTTATCCTTTTCTTAAATAACGTCAAGCCAACGAGTAGCATTATCTAGGTTTTGCCATTGTATTAAAGCGTTGTAGTCTTCCCATTGTACATCTAAAGTTGAGTAGATTGAGTTAGAAACAGACATAGTTAGTTCTAGGTTTTTACGTCCAAGTGTCCAAGTCCAACCCTCAACAAAACCCTCAAAATAGCCCTCAGGTATAAGCCCTACTGGGATATTGTCAAGGTAAAGCAAACTGTCCATACTCACAGCTAATAAATCGTCTCTAACTGTATTAGTCATATCTGAATGGGCAAGGTTTACCGATACGGCTTCAAGTGACGTTTTAGGTGTTCCTCTGTAATTAACAAAATTTGTGGCTTGTTCTGTTGCGTCAACTGTTTCTGCAAGTATTGTTGATCTAATTTCTTCAAGCAAACCATAATTATTTATTGACGTATCATTTTGTGCTACAACTTCAAGTACTGGGTCATCATATTGTATTACTACGCTGTTAACAATATCTGCTGTTTGCAATCTGGTTTGTATATCAGCATTAACAAGGTCAGCGTCAAGTTCTATCAAATTGGTTGTGTAGTTTTCGCTTCTGCGTTCTGCGTCTGCGTAACCTATCTCAAAATCTGCTGTGTCATACAAATAACCTAAACCTGATTGTTGAGTTATGTCTGTTAATTCGTACGCTTGTTGTACTTGTGCGCTTCTAGCTAGCATTTCGTAACGTCCTGCGTCAATTGTGTCTATGCCTTGTACACCATAGTTAGCCCAAGTTTCAGTTGTAAAATCATTCCAAGTAAAAGTATTACTTATGTCTTCCCAAGCAACAAATAATGTTTCTTCTAAAATACGTTGAATACGTGCCCCGTCAAGTTCTTCAGGGTAAGCAACACCACCAGCGTAACGTTTAACAAGTAAACCAAGAGCACCAATTGCTTGAATCTGTAAAGTGTTAGGTTTACCACCTAAACCAGCGCCCTCAAATCTGTTATAAACACCTGACACTTCACCAGTAAATAATTTTATGTATGCACCTGTTGAGTCAGTAACTTCTATAAGTACTGTGTCTAGTAGTTCAACTACGGGGCTTGTGCCGTCAAGGTTTAATAGTTCTATGTTGCAATAACTTGGCTGTGTTGCCTCAAAAAAATCATTACGACCATAAGTAATTGTGCCGTCTTGTAAAGTTGTTGACGTTTGTACAACTCCAGCAATTGTTACCCTATATGTTGGTGTATATACTGTCATAGGTTTATCTGAAGCCGAAGTTAAAAGGTTTTATACCTGTTGTTTTATTTGCTGTGTTTTGTACTTTGGTAATTGTTCTAGCTGTAGCTTGTGGGTCTATTGCACCTTTAATGTTGTAGTTATTTACTGTTGTGCCACCACCTCGTACTGTGCTTGGTATTTGACCAGCTGCGCCAGCCAAAGGTGCTAGTTGTCCAACTGGGTTGATCAGTAATTTACCAAAATCAGGCAAACTGTTATAAAGTTCAATAGCACGTTCTAAGCCTGCAATAACACTTGTTATAACTGTTAATAATTTCTTAAAACCCTCGCCCTCAGCTGCGCCAGTAACCTTGTCTAGCATATCGCCAAGTATTTCAGTTGTTTTTCTTAATTGTTCGCCAAGTAAATATGCTTGACCTTGTACATTGTCCATATCATAACCAAAAGTTACTGCACCTGTTCCAGCGTCATAAAAAGCACGTGTTAAACCTTGTCTGCCACTTCTAGTTAATCCGTCTACAAGTCCTTGCAAAGCTGGTGCAAGTTGTTCTGTAGCAAATTTGGCAAATCTTTCAAGTAAAGGTAATAAGGCTTGACCTAGTTGTTCTTTGGCTTCATCTATAGCAATTTTAATACGAGCCATACGTCCAGCAAAAGTTTGAGCAGCTGCGTCAGCTTGTCCAGCAAAAGTTTCGCTTAATGCTTTTGTAGCTGCGTCAAAATCTTTAGTTTTAACAATATTTTCGTCAAGTGGTACACCGATACGTTTAAGCGCGCCAAGATTGCCGTCATAGGCTTTACCTAAGGCTTCTGTAACTGTAGTTAAATCTTTACCTGTACCTGCAGAAATGTCTAATGCTAATTGTTGTAGTTTTTGTGCTTTTGTTACGTCTTGTGTTGATCTAACAAGTCTGTCAAGGCTTGGACGTAATTGGTCGTCTGCAACACCTGTAGCGCGTGCTGTTTTGTCAATGTAATCTTCTACTGATTTCACTTGAGCGTCTGTTGCTTTAGTTGTGTTTCTAAGAGTTATGGCTAAAGACTTTTGGGCTTTCTCATCTTCAACAGCAGCTTTAACAGCGTCAATACCAATTTTAATAGCCATAGCACCAGCAGCTGCGCCAACTGCTAAAAATGCAGCTGCGCCTTTTTGTAAAGCATTATCTAATTTATTGCTAAAAGTTTTAGTTTCTTTATCGGCTTTATCAAGTCCGTCAATAAAGTTTTTAGTGTCAGCGAGAAGCGCAAGTTTAAGTGTCCTAATGTCAGCCATTATAAACTACCTTTCCAAACGTCTCTAATTTTTTCATAACCTTTAAGCCATTCCTGAGCAATTGTAGGTTGAAATCTTGACATAGCACGATACAACCACCAACCCTCTTTACCACCTCTACCAGAGCGTCTAGGGAATTGTTTGTATTGCTTTGATCCGAATTCATTACCCATTATCACATAACCAGCACTAAAAGCACTAGAGCCAACTTTACGATTACCACCAATACTAAAACTTGGTGCTTTATCAGACTTAGATATTTTAATCGAATCAGCAACGGCTTGTGCTTGTTTAACATTATAAGGCGCATTATTAGCTGCACCTTTAGCATAATTAGCACCTCTTTCTGCTAATGCGCTAGCAATTTGTTTCATATCATTTTTAGCGATATCGTCCATTTTGCTAAACGCACGTAATAAACCACGATAGTCTTTATCAACTTTAACTAGTTGTACTGTCTTAGCCATTAGCTCGCTCGTTTAATATGTCTATAGCTGTAGCCCAAATTTCGGGTTCTGCATTGAGCCAATAGTCGGGTGTTATCCCAGTTGCTATTGCTAATTCTATTGCTGTTCGCCCAAGACTTCGGGCTTGGTAAAATTTGCTGTCTCAAAATCAGAAGCTGCAATATCGGTAACTTTACTTTTCCAAGTCTCAAAATTTTCAACCTTTTTGGTAACACGTTGTTGAATCTTGTGAGCCAAGAATAAAAGAAGTGTGTTACTTGGTGTGCTTTCTTCAATAAGTATTTTAACAATTGACTTACTGTTATAAAGTTCTTTTTCTGCAAGTGAAAGTTCAATTGGTCTAGTCCATTCATCAAACTTTTCACCTGTTTCTAATTCCCACGTTAATTTAAGTTTAAGCATTGTGTGCCCCTGTTCTGTTTGTTGTTGTTATGCAGTTAGGTCTTCTGTTGGTATGCCGACAACTTGTAGAGATACTGAACAAGTTTGTGCGTCTGCACCTGAAGCAGAAACTCCTGGGTATTGTGGTAATACGTTACCAGTTAAAGTCACACCTGTTTTTAATGTCAAAACAAATGCAAGTACTGTGTCTGGTGCTGACTCTGTTGCATCCCATAATGCTTTGTACAAGCTGTCTGGAGATGTTCCTGCGTCGTTCAAGAAGTTAATATCAAGAGTGACGTTTGAGTCAATGTATTTGTAGGCTTTGCCTGCAAGAGTGTCAAAAGTTAAACGTTCGGTATCAAAGTTGATAGCAGAATCTAAAATTTGCTCACTATAGTTTTTTGTAGCAATAGTCAATGTTAATTGACGACCACTTAAAATAGTTGTTGCCATTTCTTACCTTTCCTAGCCTGTGTAGGCTGTTTGTAGTTGTATTTCAGCAGTTAATAGATCGGTACTATTAGTGCTTCTGATTCTTGGGCTACTTACCGATAATACTATAAAGTTTAACGGAATAAGTCCTAGAATTGTTTCTATATCGTCTTCCAAGTTTTTTAGCGCGCTTGGGTTAGAATACGTTGAACTAACAACTTCTAATGTTAATCTGACGTAATAGTTTTTGCTATTGCCTATAACTATTGGTTCTAGGTATGGGTCACTAGCTAAAATTAGAGCTGCTGGTGGAATAACAATGTCTGGTACGTGATCGTAAGCAGAATAATTTGTGTTTGAGGTTATCGCTGTTTTAAGGTCTGAACGTAACGTACTTAAAGGCATAGTTAACCTACTTGACTATTAGAGTCAATATATTTACTGATTAAACCTGTAACTTTGTACAAAAGGGTTCTACCCATTCTGTATGGGGCTGGTGTGTAATCAAGGGCTTGTTGTGTGCCACCTGCAGCTAGTCTTGATTGGAATACGTCTACAGCAATTTGTAACACAGCTTCTTCTATGGCTGCTACGCCGTTGTATTGTGATAAATCGTTTTCAGCTGCAATACCATTAGGTATAACAAATCTGTAATCGGTGTGTACTGGTGCGCTTGTTGTTGTAATTCTAAAAGTATATTCATCTACTATTGAAGATATTGTTTTGTTGCCGTTAACGTGTGCTTCAACACCTGATATGGCTACTGTTTGTGTTTCATAAAATTTGTGGGGTCTTGTTGTGTGTATTGTCGTTGTGGTTGCTGTTTCTGAATAGTGTTTATCTATGTTAACTTTCCATTGAATAAGAAAATCACCAATAGCGTCTTCTGATGTGTCAATAATTGCGTTTAATGCTGTGTCATCATAAAGAGTATTTGGAACGCCAAGTACAGCTCTTAACTGAGCTGCTGTTACTAATACTGGCATTTTATTTCCTCTCGTTTAGGGTGAGGCTAGCCACAGGGGCGAGACTAGCCTCACGTCTTAGTGGTTTATCAGGACTTGTTAAACCAGTTTGCGCCAGCTGCAATTTTTGTAGCTAGTGCGCCGTATCCGTAATAGTTAACGTCAATTTGACCTGTGTTAATTACGTTGGTACGTAGTGACAATCTTGGTGATTCGTACCAAGTGTATGAATCAGGATTCAATACAACCATTGAGTAATCGCCTAAACCAGTTCCACCAGTTCCAGTTACTGAACGTGATACATACATATCAAGTCCTGCAATTTGACCACGCAAGGATTGTGGACTTAATGCGCCACCAGAGTTGCTTGGTTGTGAAGCTGTGTAAATTGGACGACCTGCTTCGTTGTAACCCATAATTTTACCCCATTGTTGAGGGCTAACTACAACGTTACGAGCAAAGCCAAGTGAAGCTGAATAAACAGCTGCAGCTGCTGAGGCAACGTATTCAAGAAGACCTGTTTTGTCTTCGGTTGTTGCTGTTGCGTTTAATGTACCTGCGTTTGCAACTTCGCCCATTACGTATGCGTCTGTTGCTTTTGCGTATGCAAATTCCATTTGACGAACTAATTCATCAAAAAATACAGGTGAAGAACGATCCAATAATTCAACAGACAATGTTTGTTGTCCACCAAATTTTTTAACTGCAACTGATACAAATGAAGAAGCTGTATCGGTTTCAGATAAAGCTGCTTCTTCGTTTGCTTGTGCAACTGTTGGTGCTGTTGTAATTTTTGGAATCTCAAAAGACATACCTGAAGCTGGAAGTGTTGCGCGTGAAATTGCGTCAATAAATCCTCTGTCAGCGTTTGCGATTCCGTTAATTACTTCGGTTGATTGTGGTGTTGGAATAAATCCAGCGTTGTTTCCTGTGGTATCAGCTGCCATTACATATTGACGGCTTTCATCATTGCCTAGAGCTGCTCTTAATGAGTGTTCTAAGTATGATCCTTTAGAAACAATTGGGCTTCTTGGTGCTGTGAAGATTGCAGGACGCGCGTTGCGTTCTTGGGCTTCAACAGCTGGGGTTGCTACAACTTCTGTTGCAACTTCCTCTACTACTTCTGGGGTAACTTCGTTTGACACGATAGTTTCCTCGCTTTCTGTTGGTTGTGAAGTTTCTGCGCTTGCAGCTACTTCGGTTATTTGTGCGTATTCGCCAAATGCTGGAAATGTAACGTGTGAAACTTCTTTAAGAGTTGCTTCGTTAACAATTACTTGTTCACCTTTGGTGACGTAGTCGTCAATCATTGCGCCTACGCTAAAACCAGTTCGTAAACCCTCTTGTGCTTCGGCTAATGCGTCATCACCTGCATTGGTTCTTGCTATCTTGAATGTTCCGACAATTCCTTTGTCGTCTTCTTCATATCTTGATAATTTGCCTATTGGTCTTGTCATATCGTGTTCGGTAAAAAGTTTTATACCCTCACCGATCTTTAATGAGCCTTGTTGAAATACAACGTCACCCATATTGGTATGTCCTACTTGACCAAAAGGAACAATAACGCCTGTTAATTCACGTTTTGATGAATTAGCTGCGATAATGTCGGTTGAGAATTTAATAAAGTTATTCATTTATCAAATCTTCCCTTTCTCTTGCTTCCTCTATTGTCATTACACCTAAAGGAATAAGTTTGCTATAAATGTCTGCACGTTCTTGTGCACTTGGACTATAAAATTCTTCAAGATTGTATTTTACTATAGAACCACGTGGGGTTATATCGTTATCGCTTAATCTTTGTGTAATACAAGTCATTAGTGGACGTAAAGATAAGTCAATTAGACTTCTGCGTTCAGCTGTAACGTTTGAGTATGTCATTGAGCCACCTGCGTTGCCACCTACGTAGTATTCAGGAAGATTACAAGCCCTAGCAATTTCGGAAGCCATATATTGACGTGCTTGGTTTAGCGTTAATTGTTCTGGGCTAAATCCTATGCTTTGGAAATCTATTGTGTCGTTTACAAAAGCTGTGCCACGTGTTTGTCTTGCTTCTTTCCAAGAATTTAATAGGGCTGTAACTCTTTCAGCTGGCATTGGCAAGTTTGATTTCAACACAACGTTAGGTGTTGGTTCGTCTGCAAATCTTTTAACTGCCTTTTCTAATGCAAGTGCTGTAAGTATTGTTGTTCCTGCTCTTACAAGTAGTCCCTCGTCATATCCTGTAAATGGAATTAAAGAACCTAAACCATTTTCGGGTACACGATTGCCGTCTACGCTGTAATAACGTACGTTGTGACCTAATGAATCTAAAGTTCTTGTAATACGACTTACTGAAATCCATTCAGCAGATAAAGGGCGTCCGTCTGTGCCAAGTTCTAGTATTCTTAAATATCCTTGACCTGTAAATAGTAAATCTTCTGCAAGAAATGTATATACAGATTGTCCTGTCATACGTGGGTCTGGTTGTCTAATAAAAGGTGGGGTCGGAACTTTACTGTTATTTGATTCGCGTCTAACTTCTAATGGTAATGATCCAATAGTTGCACAAATAATGTTTCTAGCTCTTGCAACTGCTGGTACTTGCATTGCTTGGGCGCGTGATACTGCTGATAAACCAAAATAGTCAAAAGGTTGGGCGTATTGTTGGTAATTGTATGGTGCTACAGCTGCGTCTACTTTGTTTGCGCTGTTGTCTGGTGTAACACCTAAGAGATTTTGGAAGAAGCCCATAACTTCTAATTCTTTACCAAATCGTTATAATAGTCAAGCACCTAAGCAACTACAATGTCTTGGTTTGAGCCACGTATGCCGTATTGTTCAGCCTTGAAGATTGCTAAGACCATTGAAATAGCAGCTGTTGATTGTTGTCGGCGCATAATATACCAAGCCCCAGACTCGTTTGCTTTTTTAATACAAGAGTTAACGCTGTTTGTTAAATCAGGTTGGTTACTATGAGCAAGTCTACCACCACTCATAGCTGATAATGTTGAATCGCACGCTTGGTAATAGTCACTTCCTTTAATAACTTCTGCGTTTATGCCTGCTTGTCTTAGTTTGGCAACAACTGAGTCACCACTAAACCTATTAGCCACTATTGCTTCGGCGTTGTAATGTTTAGCCCACTCTGAAACACGTCCAGCGATAATTAAATCATCTATTGCGTATTCTGATTCAACACATTCCATTAAACCTACAGCTATTGAGCCGTCTTCGAGTATTTGTGTTCCTGTTAATGCCCAACTTGTTCGCTCTGGTGATATTTCTAAACCTAACCAAGTTGATCTATCAGGTTTAAGTTCAAGTATTGGTTGCATACAAGAGTTCCAAGAGCCAAGTGCCCACGGGCTATTCATTGTTGTTACCCACATACTTAAACACTCGGTCATAAACACTTCTGTTGGGTCTGACATTCTGGCTTTAATAGCTGATATGTCAATAGTGCGACCAAGTGCAGGGTTAGCTTCTTTCCAACCCTCTATGTCGTTAAGTTTTCTGTGTGGTGCGGCTGACCATTCCATAAAGTTAATATCGTCATCTGTATCTTTTTCAATTTTGTCTAATGCGCGTTGTCTTAGGTTGTTTAGTACTACGCTTTGATGATCACCTGCGTTACTAATAAAGAATCCTTGCGAATCAGGTCGAGCCTGCATTGTGTATGCCAAAGCACTAAAAGCGTCAAAGGTTTTATGTTGTCTTACTTCGTCTAGGTAAACAACGTCTGAAGATAAACCTCTAGCTGCGCCTGCCGTTGGTGCAATAATCTTGTATCTACAGCCTGTACCTTTGATTTCGATTTCTTCTCGACCATTAGCTCTTGTTATGTGTTTAACTTTACGTCTAAGCCAATCAAAGTTATCTACAACTTCTATAACTTGTCTAAATGTTTCTAAAGATAAGTCTCGGTTTTGTGCTGTTGCTACTTGTAACTTTTCGTCCCATAGGTAAAGCCCAGCCAGGATACGCATACGAAGTAAATGTGTTTTACCATTTTGTCTAGCTGCAATGATCAGGTTAGTTTTGTGTTGAAATGAGCCGTCTTCTTTAATTTTGCTTGACTCAAGGATTACATTTTCTTGCCACGGCAGTAAAGGCATACCAATTTGTTTGGCAAACTCAACAACTTCGTGACCTTTAGTTTGGCTCGCTATTGGTGTGGTCTGTAGTCTCGGTTCTGAATTGCCGTAATGCTTCAAGTGGGTCATCACCAACTTCTAATTCAGGTTTTTCTTTACGACCAAACAAGCTAAGCCCATACTTATCTAAGATTTGTTGCAGTTGCCCCATATACTTAACTTCTTCAATAGGTTTCAATGTTCCCCCGTCTAAAACACCAGCTAAAGTAAATGCCATAGCAATACCAGCTGCGTCAAGTTCTGAAATAATGCCTTGACGTAACGCTTCATTATGTGCGCGATCTAATGCTGGCAGTATTCTGTGTTTTTCTTCTTTAATCATTAGAACTAACTCCTTTAGGTAATTGAAACGGGGTTTTAAGTTGTTTCGGAGAGAAAGAAGT